CATCGCCAAGCTGTCAAGCGTGTTACGCATGATCGACGATTTAATGCGCTGGATGTCCATGACGGTATCCGCGATCGACATGCCGAAGAAGTCGTGGGCCTCGGGATCGGGGCAGAACACGGCGAACGGCAGCATCGCGCACGGCTCATTCATAAGTATCTTTTTACCGTCACCAGCAGTACAGACTTTACGCAGCTCGGCAATGCCGTCGCCGTCGTAATCCACTTTGATGTAGTTTTCGACGTAGAGCACCTTCTTCATCGCCGGATCGTTGCGCTCGTTCATCTCGTTAGTGAGAGACTTGTTACGCGTGTAGCGTTCAATGTTTGTCTCCATGTCGTCATACGCGGAACCAAGGTCTGACACCTCGTCGTAATCGTATCCCATCGCCACAAGCTCTGAGACGGTCACGATGCGGCGGTGCGCGACGTAGTCACTGTCCTCAAGAGACTTCGCTTCACGCGAAATTAGGAACTCTTCCGGAGGCACTGCCTCTAGCTTCACACGGCCATCCGGATATGTGTAAGTCGCCCGCACGGCGTGCATCATAGGCGGGGGCATGATCTGGCCGCTCATGGGGTCAATCTGAGGCTCTCCGATAGGCTCGGACGCGACAATCTCTACCTCAACGTCAGGGTCGGCCATAATGGCGTTTAAGCCGTTGTCATCGAGGCCAGATAGATCATGCGTCTCAAAGCGCGTCTGGTCGTCCCAGTAACATTTCAGTATGCCAGCCTTACGGATCAGTGCGTCTTTAAACGCCGCGTGGATATGCAGGAAGCCGTTGTTGTCGCGATTGATGATGTAGTTCGCGTATTCTGTCGCCTGCTTCGCAGCCGCGACATCCTCTGGCCCTTGGGGCGCGTACTCAACAGTGCGGTCGGTGCCGTGGAAAATGCGCATCAGTGACGGCATGATCGCCTGCACGGTGTCGCGCACGTCCATGCTGACAACTTGGCTGCGGCCCTCTTCCTCATTGCCGAACGGCTCGCCGCGGTAATACTCAGTGGCCGTGGCGCGTATTGGCGAGATCCAGTTGTCAATAAAGTCGATTGCGTCGTCGATCTCTTTGCCAACGATGCCTTGCAGCTCGTCGTCGTCCATCTGGTTAGGATTTAGCTCGGCTTCTAGTTGCGCCGCCAGTTCGTTGATTTCGTAGTCCATGTTAGCGCTCCTGTCTCGCCAAGTAATTCAAAATGCCGTCAATGATTTGCGGCGTTAGCTCTTGCGCGGGCATCTTAGTCTTAATTGCGTGTGTCATGTTGGCTTCTGTAAGTGGGTTTCCACGCTTGTCTAGCTTACCACTAATTGCGTCGTAAACGTCTTTAAAAATAAGCCTCTGTGGAACGGGTGGTAATGATCCGATATAATCACCAGTAATTTGAGTGTTATATGTTGAATGCGGCACATTTGCGGCAGGCTTGTCACCTTTAGGGGTGTTGAACCTTAAAGGAGCGCCAGTATCAATACGGCTAACTCCTAGACCAAACATACCCGCTGGCAATTCGTACTGCGTGGGGTCTGTAACGCTTTTGCGAACTTCCGCGGGGCTAGGTAGGCCAGCATCCTGCATTGGTCGGCTATCCATTAAGCGAATAAACGATTTGCGATTTGGCGATGACGTGTTTTTAACCCAGTCACGTAAATCTGGAGAAAGTAAGCCAACAAATGTGGGGTCTAACGCTTTCATAGTAGCGTCAAATTCTTTTGCTGTTTTCTTGGTAATTTTTGATCCTTTAACAAGCTCTGCTGCGGCTTCACCTGTAAATGTTGCAAAATCGTTTGCATCAGGCGCCATGCTGCCAGTTACCCCAAGAATATCACGCCCACCGAAGTCACGTTGAGCCTTATCGGCTTCTTTTGATAATCGCGTAATAATATTTTGATTGGATGCCCAAATTGCACGATCTTTTTGGGCTGCTGGGCCAACTTTAAAGTCAACTCCGCCCTCGGTATACACTGGCGCATCAAACTTGTAATCATTGACGCCCTCAACGAGCAAGCCGCGCGATGTGCGATCCCCGTAAAAAGGCAATATCACATTGCCTTCCATATTTTCCCAGCTCATAGGCTTTCGTGCCAAGTTCTCGCCTAAATCGCTTTGCTGCACCTCAACCTCGGAAAATGGACGACGCATTTTAGTTTTCTGGTAACCAAGCGGGTCGAGCTGCTCTTTCGTAAGCGGTTTATCAAGTGGCGGGCCTCCGTTGTCACCGATCGTCGCTAAAACGCCAGCAGCGCGTGAAGCGTTGGCTGACAAAACTTTTGGATCAATGACTGCATATGCAGGTATATTAGTGTTTTCTAGCACGTCAGATGGATTGTAGAGCGCGTCATACCCCTCACGCTGCAACGCTGCGCGAACCTCTGGCACATATGCCGCGTCTAAAATGTTAGAACCATCATAAGGCGAATTATCGGAAATTAAGTCTTCTAGCTCTTCAGGATCAATGTCGTTCCTTTTAAGTAAATCAAAAAAATTGTCATTGTCTTGCTTTGAGCCAATTATAAAAGGATTTTTGATGTCTGCTGAATACTGCGTGACTGTGCCATCATTTTCATCCGCAAACCATTGCGCACCTTTTTTGTTTGGGGTGACAAAGAAGGGTGCCTCTATAGCGTCACCCTTTTTGTAGTCACCGCCATGATAAACACGCAGCGTATTTGCGCCCAACGATCCCGCAGGCTTAGGCGCGAAACCTCCTCCAAGCATTGCGGCGCCAGCAGCGCCGAACGCCTCACCGAGCATATCCTCTTGCGGGATCAAGCCTGCTCTGGACGCTCTGATAGTGTCCCCACCTTTAATGAAAGGCTCCAACAGGTTACCCACAAAAGGACGTATGCCCTCGTAACGCAGCGTGTCAGTACCCATAACAGGCTCTTTAGAAAGTAACCCGCCAAGAACGGGACGGCGACCCTGTTGTGCAAGGCGGTTTCTATATGCACGATTTGTTGCAAAAAAGTTATTAAACAATCCGCCGTAAGCGGTTGCTTCTCTAGCGCGTCTTATCTCTTCTGGAGTAGCCATTAATCACCCCGCTCCATCATGTAGCGCAGCAATCCCTTCATAAAGCCTGAAGTTGTCGGGCCTGCATTAAGAGGGTTTGCAATTGCCATAACGCCCTTACCGCCAGCGGCAACTTGGCCAAGTAAATCACCCTCTCTTCTAGATTCTCTAAAATCTTCAAGTAAGTTACTAAACTTATCCTCGCCGGCTTCGTGGCTTTGTGGGTATGTCTCGCCGAAAGGTACTCCAGCGCGTGGCCCGTGCTTGCGCATCATCTTGACCATGTAGTTGCGCTCCGGCGTGCCTTCTTCGGTCTGCTCTAACGCCCGTAATGCTCGCAAGATTGTTTCGTCGCTGTACATCGGGCCTTCGACGTCATCCTCACGCGGGCGGAAGGCGTTGTACTCGTCGTTGGTCATATCAACGTATAATTTACGCAGGAATGGATCCATCACCACTTTACCTTATTAGCCCAATAAGCCGCGGACATCTTGCCCTTAGCTATGTTCTTCGCATGACGCGCCTTAAACGACTTGCTGCGCGCCGTAGACTTCTTGTCACCGCTGACACCCTGCTGGCCAAAGCGGATCGTCTTAACTTTGTCGCCTTCTTTCGCCACCACGACGTGCGATTTCGTCGGGTGCTTGGGGGTGCGCTTTGGCTTGTTGTAGCCAGATACGCCGACACGAGATAGCCTAGCATCTTTTTTCGTTTTCTCCGCCATTAACGCCCCGCCGGATTGAAGCTATACAAGAAGTCGAGATCCTCTTTGGGCAGGCTGTCGAGGAACATGTCAGAGTACCCCTGATCATACAGATACTGCGGGTACTTGCCCGACCCCGTCACAGCCGGCCCCGCTGACTGGAGCGGCACGTTAGATAGCGGCGACGTCAGCTCGGCCGGTGCCGCCTGCGACATCGCGGTCAGAGGCATTCCATTTCCCATCTCAAAGGTGCTACCGATAAATGGCTCTGTTGCGGCCTCTGGTGGTACTTCATATGCCGCCGTAAATGTACCCGCCGTGCTACGCAGTGGCTCTGCTGGAGGAGCCATGATGTTCGTTGGGACAGTGCCGGCTTGCAGTGCAGCGAGGGCGCCTGCGCCTCCACGCTGGCCGATGCGGGCACGGTCATAGTAGCCCATAGGCCGCACGCCGAGCGCATTCGCCAGCATGCTCATAGGGCCGCCGACAAAGCGATCGCCGCTGCGCCCGAAGCCGCCGCCGTCAAAAAAATCGCGTGGGCCTGCTCCGCTGCCAATGAACGCAAGCGGGCCGCCGTATGACGGGTAATTTTGTGACTGCATACGCGCGAGGTAACGATCGCCTACGCTTTGACCCTGATCGCGTCCGATCGTGCGCGCGGTGCGCTCGTAGTAGTCTTGGTCGCGCTCCTTGAGCCCGAAGCCCATGGCCAAGTCATTGAGGATCCCGCTGACTATGCCTTTTTTCTCTTTTTCGTCTTTCTTGGCCATCAGATCGCCTTTCTGAGCTTACCTAAGCAAACGCCGGCCTTTTTACACGCCGCCGGTGTTGGGCAGCCCTTGCACGGCTTAAATCCAGTTGTCGTTGTCGCTGACATTATTTAACTCCTTCATCGTATCACGATTCAACTTTCTTTTCCCACTCGTAGCACTTCACTTGCATGACGGTGTATGTCGGATAACGCACTTGCATCGAAATGACGCCGTTTTGCATAAAATCCGCAATGCATTCGTTCTCGCTTGCAAATGCTGGCCCGCCAAC